ATGAGAAAGATTGATCTAATCGTCCTTCATTGCAGCGCCACCCGCACTGACCGTTGCTATACGGAATATGACTTGATCACAGATCACCTGCGCCGGGGGGGCTCCGGTGCAGGCTATCACTATTATATACGTAAGGACGGAAGCATCAAGAGCCTCCGTCCCGTTGATAAATCCGGTGCGCATGCCCGTGGCTACAATGCTCACTCGATTGGTGTTTGTTATGAAGGCGGGTTGGACACAAATGGTCATTCCTGTGATACTCGAACTACCTTTTAGAAACATTCCCTGCGTGTCCTGGTAATGCTTTTGCTGAAAGAATATCCAGGCAGTAGGGTAGTGGGACACCGTGATCTGAGTCCGGATCTGAACCATAACGGTGAGATCGAACCTGAAGAATGGATCAAAGAATGTCCCTGCTTTGATGCTGCTACAATTCTGCAAGAACCTCCTCCTTCGAATCCAGCTTACCTATAATACTTTTAATAATGCGAATCGGTGGCCCTTTCTCCTCCTCCTGGGAGTAGTAAGGGGCACAGAACGAATTGTATGTAAACAATGAGAGGCTGGGATCACACTGAAATGCCGATGCACAAAGGGTTTGGGGACGATTGAGATGGAATGCCGAATACAAAACGATTTGTTACATTATGGGACAGGAGTGTTACATTTGAATGGAATATGATGGGCTTTTAAACGGTTGAATGTTACATTGAGATAAAACGAGGGCTGAATTGATGCTTTTTGAGGCGTAATTCAGCCCTTTTTCTATGTATGACAGTTAGGCTACTCTTGGGTACTGCGGATAAGATGAGACTGCCTGATAATGGCTCTCTGGGTTATCTTGACACCTCCATCGTATAGGCCGGCATGGAGCAAGGTGCTTTGTTTTATGCCTATTTGAGCCTCGTTTAGAACGGTATAGATAGCACTGATGCTACCGAAATAATAGTCTTTCTTCTCAAAAATCAAATGTACGTGAATAACCTTAGTCATATTGTTGCTATTTAGAAGTTTCTAATGCAAAGATATTCCAAATAATAATTATATAGAAGTATTTGGGCTAAAAATACGTACTGTTTAGAGCGTTTAAACAGCCTCCTTATTTGGATGATCCGAAATTAGTGGATAGAGAAATCTTTGTTGGTGATCAATGAAGTGAGGAAGTGTTAAATAATGGAATGGACTTACCAATGGACTTACCTAAATGGACTTACGATAATGTCCATATCGTTTACTTTGGTTTAAAATGGACTTACGATTTCACCTTAAAAAAAAGAGTGTTTTAGGTATGATGTTTCTTTTGAACTGGTGTTTTATGGTGTTTTAATGAATATTTATAGGGGGATAATATAGTAGTTTTTAGAAGTGTTGAGATTACAAAGCTTGCATAAGTGGTTGATTTATAGTATTTATAAGCGGAATAAGTGGTATTTTAGCGCCATAAACGTGCGCGCGGCGCATAATATCGCAGGATAGAGCAGTAGGTAGCTCGCATGGTTCATACCCATGAAGTCACAAGTTCGAGTCTTGTTCCTGCCACAATTTTATTGAAGGTGTTGGTAACGTTCCCGCTAATCAGGACTCCGACTGAGGGACAAAACGTACGGAAATTTAAGGTTATTGATTGATTGATTGTTGATGGAAACAAATGCTCCCGGTAATGGTACCGGGAGCTTCTTAACAGATTGCTGAAGATGAAATGCACAAAATCTTTTAGAATACAAGAAGCTACGTATCGCAAAGTTGAAGACGCTTCAAATATGGTGGTTACATTAATAAAATCCCAATTATAATTACATTTCAAATCTAACAATTCGAAGTCATGAAATCGGAAATAATATGGAATTATTTGCCTACATTACCACCGGAATATGAAAATGTATTATTGTTGGTATATAATGATATGTATGACGAGATAAATGTCACATCGGGCTGCTATGATGGCGATGAATTTAATAACAACCAACCGGAAGGCGTACCCTCAACATTTGAAAATGTATTGGCATGGGCAAAATATCCTACTGTTGGTGTTGCTCTAAATCGTCAAGGGACAAGTCAAGTATATGTATCAAGACCTTGGTGATTGCTTGATACTGCTCTGAAATACTATCTATCTGTTCTTGATTACGGGCAATCATTCGTTCACCCAATACTATTTGTTTGTGTTCATCAAATATCAGTTTTAGATGTGCTGGAGAAAAATGGACGTGCTTATTCAAAACTTTGTATAAATCATGGACACCGATAACCCATCCCAAATTATCGAAAGACCTTACAACTCCACTATCCGACAGATTCTTACCGTTTTTATCTTTTAAATCATTCAAGTGTTTACCAGCTAAAATAGATTTGCAGAACGAAGGCTGATGAGTAACAAGCATGCTTGCTCTTACCAATAGAGGACAATCTAATAATACTCGGAGTAGTGGAATTGTAGCCTCATAGTTACCATCCTTAATTAATATTTCGATACCTCCACTGGTAGTTATAGCTCTTTGAATAATAGCAAATAAGAAGAATCCTACAATTTTATATTCTGAAGTTAGAGTTATGTTTGAAAGTCTTTTTGCTCTTTCTTCGTAGAATGTTCTATATATAGTTTCTATATCAGCTTCCATAATGTTGTTGTTTAATGGTGATTAATAAGTCTTTAAATGCTACGTATTGCTAAGTAGCTTGATTAGTAATACGATTACATTTTCCCAGCCGATGATCTCTTTGAGGAAGTAGGCTCTTTCGTGAGTGGGTAGCCTTCGCCATAGTCGCCAGATGAATCGGAGGTAAAATTCTCGATGACTTCGCTTATCTTCGTGTGATGGTCAGACTCCTTATTCTGAGATTGAGAGTGCTGGGCTTTCATGGCGGCAAGTTCTGCGGTCATAGCACGGAGTTCGGACTGGAGGTGGTCGATCTTGGATTCCTTCTCCTTTACCAATCTTTCCTTCTCTTCCTTTTCATCCTTATACATCTTATATATAATAGATTCTTCGGCAGGAGAAATTGGGGTAGCAATGGGGGGGGGCATAGTGGCTTCTTCAGAAGTTTTGTTATCAGGCATTTCACTTTCCGTATACTTCATATTAAGATTATCGTCATCAATCCATATTGCTTGTTTAGTCATTTGCCTAAATACATTATTTCCACGACTTAAAAGAAGCCAATCAGGGGAAACTTCATAAAAGTCACACATTCTAGCAATCATATCTATTCCTACGTTCATTCTTCCATTCAGAATTTCTGAAAATTTTGCGGGTTTAACTCCGAGTGATTCGGCTAATCCTGTTTTGCTAGAGATAAGTTTATTCGCTATTATTGCCGTCACTGCTGTAATGAAGCGTCTGTTAATTTCTTCTTTAGAAAGGATTCTTTCGTATAATTCCATAATTTCTGAATTAAAAGTTTTGTGAATTACAGAAAACCTGTATCTTTGCAACATCTTCAAGATGAGAAACGCTTCAAAGTTAGATAATATCAATCAAATAATAATAAAGTATGGAAGAAAAAAGAGAAGTAATCGAAATTAGCTTGGAACTTCAGAAGGAAATAGCAAAGCGGTTTAAAGTGTCAGAAAGAACGGTATGGGCAGCTATGAGATTTGAAACGAATAGTCCGTCTGCACGTATGTTTCGTTCTTATGCATTGAATCATGGTGGTGAACAGTTTGAGGTCACTACGATAAAGAAGAAAGTGGAGAACCCTTATAAGGAAGTATTAACCCTCTAATAAATGTATATGAATTCAACAATCAATCCGCAGGCTACAGGCTTGCAAGTATTTTACAATGAGAATGAGAACGTTAGCATTCGCACTGACGTGATTAACGGTGAACCGTGGTTTGTAGCGAAAGATGTGGCGATGGCTTTGGATATAGACTGGAGTGGAAAAACTTTAAACTCTATTCCGGAAGCCTGGAAAGGGATGGGGAGATTTCCCATTAACGGTTCAGAAGGTGGTATAAGCAATATTCGGAAGATGATTTTCATCAACGAATCCGCCATGTACAAACTTGCCTTCCGCAGTAACAAGCCGGAGGCCGACCGCTTTGTGAACTGGATAGCCGGTGATGTCCTTCCCTCCATCCGCCGCACCGGCTCCTATTCCTCCACCGGCCTCCGTCCGGAAGGCCATCCGGAACGTGCGAAGCTTCCCCTTCCCAAGCACCGTCCTTTCTTCGATAACTGGAAGGATTACGTTCATCCTTACCTTTCCTCTATGGAAGGCCTTGCAGTGGCGAAGAAACTGGACGTGAGCTACAGCCACGTGCGCAAAGTGTTCATGGGTACGAGTGTCAGCGAGCGTGTGGCTCGTGCACTGACCGAACTGGCGATGGAGAACAAGCGTGCCGGAATAAAGTATGAAAAGCGGCTTCCGGTTTATGAGCAGTTGAGCATTGAGTGGGAACGGAAAGCGACGGAGTGTTAACTTTATAAATGGTATGGATATGAATAAGAAGGGATTAGAAGGACGCATTAAAGGCCTTGAACATGTTATACATGTGTATAAGGAAGAAGGTATCGAAGTATCTGCGGATATTTATGACCGTCTTGAGCAGTACCAAGGCGAATTGCTTAAAGCACAAGGGGAAGAAGAAGGTGGCAAAATCAGCAAGGAAAATGAAAATAAATAACATTATAAATATTGATTGTTTGGAAGGTATCAAGGATATACCTTCCAGCAGTGTTGATGCGATAATAACCGACCCGCCTTACTTTGTAGGCATGACACATAATGGGAAAAAAGGTGATTATAATGACTTATTGATTATGAAGCCTTTTTTTGACGCTCTCTTTAATGAATTCTCAAGAGTGATAAAGGGAACGGGCAAGGTTTATCTTTTTTGTGATTGGCGCACTTACGCATTCTACTATCCCATATTATTGAAGTATATAAATGTGCGTAATATGCTTGTTTGGGATAAAATAAGCGGTCCGGGTAGTAGTTATGCCTTTACTCACGAATTGATATTATTTGCCGAAAAAGATACGCCCTGCATGAAAGGGTGTAATATTTTTCGTTCTCCCGGTTTTTCCGGAGGTGCGAAAAAAACAAATGGAGATATGGTTCATCCAACACAGAAACCAGTGGAAGTTATTGAAAAGCTTATTACGGATTCTACCAAAGAAGGTGATTTAGTGCTTGACTGTTTCATGGGTTCAGGTACAACCGCAGTCGCAGCCAAGAAGCTTAATCGGAATTTTATCGGCTATGAAATACAGGAGAAGTATATTGAAATAGCAGAACGAAGGTTAAGGCAAGTAGATTTGGAATTAACATTTAAAGAATGAAAAGTGATATGGACAGGAAATTGACAGAAAATGAAACGGCGTTCCTGCTGGATTTGCGGGAACTGATGGAAAAGCACAATGCCTTGCTGAGTGCTGAAAACGACACGGTGTGCATAGACATTGATTATGATGAGGATGACCAGGAACCGGTTGTGCTACCTCATAAGATTAACTCGTTCTACGACCTTGATGAACTGATTTTAAAGAACTCTTAAACTTAACACGTATATGAAAACTTGGAGACGAATTCAGAAAGTAGCCGTTGCCGTAGGCATGATTTACGGGCTTTGGCTGGGAAGTAATGCGGATGCTACGGATGCGGATGCACGTAGTGCGTTTGTGATAGTGGTGTTGGCGTGTGTGGTAGCAATATCCATGTTTACGCCGGATAAAACGGAAGCAGTGTAGAAGTTGCTATAGCAGGTCCGGAACTTCCTCAGGTAATTAGCTCTTGGTGGAGGAAGTGGCTGGCTCCCCGGTTCGATGCCGGGGCTTGTACAAGTTGAATAAATAAAGTTTCTATTATGGAAATGTTTGGAAAGACACTGTGTGTGACACGTAATGAGTTGGTTCTTGGCGGAATCGTCAGTCCAGCTACTTATGACAAATATGTCAACAATGGGAAATTTGTCGTTGCAAGACGTGGATGTAGGAGCCGGGAAGCATTGATTATTTACGAGAAATTGCCGGATCCGATTCGCAATAACTATGACACCAAGAATCCTAAGGCTAAAGACAAAATCAAAAAACAACCAATCAATCCCATGGACAGCCGATTAAAAAGCGACAGCAAAGCTGTTGATTTCTACAAAAGATATACTCCTAAAATATCATTGGACCGCCAGGCGGAATATACTTTGAACGCCAAGGTGTTGAATGCCATGGTGGCACTGGAAATGAGCATGCGCGACTCGCAAGGTAAGTGCGGTGTTCAATACAATAAGATGATACGTGAACAGGTTATTTCCTTGTGCGAAAGCCTACGTGAGCGGTATCAGCACACACTTCCGAAAGCCCGCCTGATGGAAAAGTATGCCGCTTACAAGAAGTACGGTTATGCAGTGCTTGTCAATGGTAATGCCGGTAACCAGTCCGCCCGTAAGGTTGGACCGAAAGAAGGACGCTTATTGCTGAAGTTGAAACGAAGCAAGTTCCCGGTATATACAGACATGCAGATATTCGAGGAGTTCAACCGCATTGTAGAGGAGCGGAACGCACGCGCCATCCGCGAAGAAGACAAGCTGAAACCGATAGCATCTCCCCAGACGGTCATCAACTACCTGTATAAAACGAGCATCAAACTGTGGTGGTATGGCGTCGTACATGGTGAAATAGCTTTCAAGAACGAGTTCATGCCTCAGTTTGATACTAAACTTCCGGATATGCCGAACACGTTGTGGTATGGTGACGGAACGAAGTTGAACCTCTATTACAAGGATTACGATAAGAAACAGAAACGCATGGTGGCGCGTACCATCGACGTATATGAGGTGATGGACGCATGTACGGAAGTCTTCTTGGGATATTCTTTCGGTGCTGAAAATTTCCTCACCCAGTATGACGCCTATCGCATGGCACTGGAAACGTGGAAGGTGAAACCTTACGAAATTGTGACCGATAACCAGGGTGGACACAAGAAGCCGGAAGCGCAATACTTCTTTAAGAGAATCTGTCACCTGCACAAAACCACGATGCCGCACAACGGCCAGTCTAAAACCATTGAAAGTGCTTTCGGACGTTTCCAGATGCAGGTGATGCACAAGCTCTATAACTACACCGGGCAGAACATTACCGCAACCAAGGAGAGCAGCCATGCCAATGTGGACCTGATCATGAAGAACATCGCCCAGCTTCCCACCTTGGAAGAAATGAAGGAGCAATACCTGGCATGTCGTCGGGAATGGAACGAGATGTTGCATCCCACTTCTGAAACAGGCATGACCCGTATGGAGATGTATACCACACTCAGCAGTCCGAACGCTGAACCGTTGGATGACTTCGGGGTGCAGGAACTCTTCATGCTCCTGAGCAAGGACAGCGTGAAGTACAACAAGCACGGCTTCATCTTCGAACGCAACAAGCAGGAATACCGCTACATGGTATACGGTGAAGACGGGCTGGTAGACATGAACTTCCACATGCGGAACATCGGCAACAGTTTCCGTTACCGCTATGATCCAAAAGATATGACTGCCGTGGAACTGTGGGAAGTAGGTGCGAAGGGGGCGTTGAAATATGCCGCCACCGCCACGCCGAAGGTTGTCATCCATCGTGCCACGGCAGACCGGACGGAAGAAGAAAGCAGCAGGCTTTTCGCCCAGATACACGCCAACAAGCGTGCCCTCGTCGGACATTACATCGCCTGTGAAGAACTTCTACTCGAAGAGTGCATGAGCGAAGCCTATACGAAACTCGTGATGCCTATTCCGGTGGGTGAATCGCAGAAGAGCATGGAGCGTCAGCGTGAAGAATATGCCAATGAAGGGCTGGCCGCTCCGGTGCAGTATCCCGAAGGCGTGGGACCGGGAACCTACAGGGACGAACCGGAAGAAGAGCCTGCCGGGCTTGCTTCTGTAGGTGAGTATACCAAACAGGCTTCAGGCATGACCGATGTGGAGATGTACCAATCCTTCTTCGGCACCAATTAACCAGTATTCAATAATCAATTAAATACCCTTCAAATAATGAAAGAACTAAGTAAACAAGACAAGGATGCCATTCGGGATGCCCTGATGGAGTATTGCAGCAACTACCCCTCGCAGAACCGCGCCAGCGAAAGCCTGAACGGTGTCAGTGCCGCCACGGTATCGCAGATTTGCAACTCCAAGTACACCAGTATCAGCGACGATATGTTCAGCCGCATAGCCGCACAAATCGGCTACAGTCTGGAACGCTGGACGCTGACGGAAAGTGACGCCTTCAAGCGGATCACTTTCTACATGACAGATGCGCAGGCATACAAGAATACGACCTGGATAGTGGGCGATGCAGGTTGTGGTAAGACCACCGCCGCCATCGAATACCGCCGCACGCACCGCAATGTCTTCTATATCCTTTGCTCCGAGGACATGAAGAAAAGTGATTTTGTTCGTGAGATAGCCAAGCAGGTGGGCGCACCGGTGGACGGGACAAACCTGCGGGATATCTTGGAGTATGCCATCTCTATGATTGCCTTCCTTCAGAACCCGCTCATCATCTTTGATGAAGGCGATAAATTGACCGATAGCGTGTTCAGCTACTTCATCTCTATTTACAACAGGCTGGAAAACAAGTCCGGTATTGTATTCCTTTCCACCGATTATATCAAACGCCGTGTGGAGAATGGCTTGCGTTATAACAAGAAGGGATATAAGGAGATTAACAGCCGCATAGGTCGCAAATTTTTCGATGTAAATGTAGCCACGGAACAGGATATTTATGCCATCTGCCAGGCGAACGGCTTGACCGATCTTGCAGAGATAAAGCGTGTTCAGCGTGAGGCTGCCCAGGGCGAGTATGACCTTCGCCGTGTGAAGCGCGTGGTGCATGCCTGCAAGCGTATCCAAGAAGCCCAGCGGATGAAAGGAGAACAGGCATGAACGAGACAGTGAATGATGCAAAGACTTTCCAGCGCAACGCTAAAGGGGTGCGGGAACTGCTGAGCATGAAGTTCGAGACGCTGGCTTTTGAAGGTGCTTGGCGGGATGCCTTCGGCACACCGGAACGTCGGGGTGTGTGGATGGTGTGGGGCAACACCGGAAACGGGAAAACCTCTTTCGTAATGCAACTTTGCAAGGAGTTGTGCCGTTTCGGGCGCGTGGCCTATGACAGTTTGGAAGAGGGTGCTTGCCTGACGATGCAGAACACGTTGAAGCGTTTCAATATGCAGGAAGTGAACCGCCGCTTCCTGCTGCTGGATGCGGAGCCACTGGATCAGTTAAGCCTGCGCCTGAAGAGACAGAAAGCTCCCGATTTCGTGGTGATAGACAGTTTCCAATATACGCAGATGACCTATGCTCAGTATATCAGGTTCAAGGAACAGCACCGTAACAAGTTGCTTATCTTCATCAGCCATGCCAGCGGTAAGAATCCGGACGGTCGTAGTGCCAAGAAAGTAGCGTTTGATGCTTCGCTGAAGATATACGTTGAGGGGTATCGGGCATTTTCCAAGGGACGGTTTATCGGACCGAAGGGATACTATGATATCTGGCCGGAGGAGGCGGCTAAATTCCGCGGAGAGGATATGAATAATGTTTAGTGATTGATTAGCAATGAGAACAACGAAAGATAAGCCTATTACCTCGCAGCAACTCAAAGCCCTGCACGCCACCTTCCACACGCTCCGTATGGATGCTGATGCCCGCCACGGTTGCATCTATTCTTTCACCGGTGGGCGGACACAGAGCAGCAAGGAGTTGACGATACGTGAAGCTCAGCAACTGCTGGGGAAGCTGAACCCGATGGATGACAAAGCTCGCGAACTTCAACGCAAGGAAGCGCAAATGGTGTTCCGCGACATCTACCGCCTTTCATTCCTTATACCGCAACTGAATCAAGGCTTCAGTAGTGATAATGAGGAAGAATATCAGATGAACGTGGCGAAACTCAACGTCTGGGCACGGAAATACACCAAGGTCCGCAAGGATGTGACGCGAATGGTACTTTGGGAACTTCAGGAAACGAAGAAGCAACTGGAGGCATTTATGAGACGTGAAGAACGAAAAATAAAACAATAATTGAATCATGAGAAAGCAAGAAGAAATCAACCGTGCCGCCGCCATCCTCCGCAAGAAGAGCGACCGGATCAGTGTGGCCCAGGCGGAAGTACTGGAACAGAGACGCACGGAAACTCAGCTCTTTAAAGAATTCGTGGTGTCCGCTGGTGAAGACAAGAAGGACGACAAGTTCTTTTATGCCTTGCGTGACGCTGCACGCTTTGCCGCAGGCGGGTTGGAACTGGAAGAACTGATACCTGATGCAGAAAAATATCCGGTGGAACTTGTACCTGCGCAGAAGAAGGAGCGGCAGACGGTATCCTATCAGGAGTATCAGGCGTTGATGCGGCGGGTGAACCTGCTGGAAGGACTTGTGGACGAACTTTGCAAGGAGCGCCGCCAACGTGCCGAATACCAGAAGAAGCCGGACACGAACCGGGCAGACTTCATCAGCCAGGAAGAGACTACAAAATGGGTCGGTTGCAGCCGCGAGACGCTGAACTCCTGGCAACGCAAGGGATTTATCACCGGTTATCGAAAGGCGGGGCGGGTGTACTATAGTAAGAGTGAACTGGAAAGTAGCCCCAAAGTGCAGAACTTCCGTAGCTTGAAATGAAAGGAGGAAGAACTATGAGAGACTATATCCGCAAAACCCCGGACAACTCCGACCGCCGTCAGGAACTTGCCGGACGACTGGAAGCCAGTGCCGACCGCATCTGCGACCTTCAGGAACGCCTGATAAATGGCACCGATAAACTGAAGCCTTCCGAATATGACCGCCTGCTGGATGCCTATCGGGCGGAGCAAATACGCTATGACCGTCTGGACCGGGAACTGGAGGCGCTGGAAACTCCGAAGAAGGCACTGGAAAATAAGGAAAAGCGGCGCAAGCTGAACAGGGAAAGAAGAGAGAAAATTAACTATTAACCCAATAAAAAAAGGAATTATGGCAAGAACCAAGAAAACAGTAGTCAGCGGCATCAGCCGCGAACAGGCAGAACAGGCATTCGCAGACTTTGCGGCGGCCGACGCCAAAGTACAGAACCTTACGTCCAAGATGGACATCGAGATGACCCGCATCCGCGAGAAGTATGCTGACCAGTTGGCGGAACAGAACGCCCGGAAAGAGGCGGCTTTCGAGATTGTGCAGGCCTATGCGGTGGAGAACAAGGACGAGCTATTCTCCAAGAAAAAAAGCGTGGAGAGCGCCCATGGCGTGTTTGGTTTCCGCACCGGCACACCGAAGCTGAAGAACCTGAAGGGCTTCACCTGGGCGGCAGTGACGAACCTCTGCAAAGAGCTTCTTCCTTCGTATATCCGCACATCGGAAGAACTGGCGAAAGACAAGCTACTGGCGGATCGCGAACTGCCCGAAGTGGCGGAATACTTCCCGAAGATTGGCGTGCAGGTGGTGCAGGATGAGACTTTTTTTGTTGAACCTAAAAAGGAAAACGATGCTCCGGCAGCCGGATGAGTGGTATGAGTACCGTCCGAAAGGCAGATGCTGGGCGGTGTACCTCATGAAGCGGGACGCCACCGGTTCCACCGGAAAGCATATCGGGACGTATCTCTGCCGGGAGGACGCGAAAAGCGAGGTAAGGAAAGGTAATTATAAATTAAAGAAGAATGGCACAGATAAAGTATAGTTCAATCATTCCGAATGATAAGCCTCAGTGGCTGCTGAATGTGCAGCAGTCGGTAGCCGCTGCCACGGGGCGCATGAACCTGCAAGGCAGTGGACGGGACTTCCAGAACCTGCAAGCCTTCGTCAATGCGGAGATAGCGGCACAACGTTCTCTCGGCAATATCCGCGCGGAGAAGGTGAAAACAGAAATTCGTACGGACGAAGGCAGGACAGTGCTGCATATCTATAGGAATCATCAGTTGGTACAGACTTATTATATTGAATAGTGTATGATCATCGCGGTAGACTTTGACGGGACAATTGCCAGGAGCGATTATCCCGTCATCCTTGGAGAACAGCCCTATGCGGGCGAAGTGTTGCGGCAGTTGCACGAGGACGGACATTACATCATCATCTGGACGTGTCGTAGTGGGAAACCTCTGCTGGATGCCGTGAACTGGCTGCTGGAGCGTGGCATTCCCTTCGACCGGGTGAACGATCATAATCCGGAGAATGTGGCGCAGTACGGCGAAGGGGGAAAGAAGATATATGCGCATGTATATATTGACGACAAGAACGTGGGCGGTTTCCCCGGATGGCGTGAATGTCTGGAAGTGATACGCTGTCAGGATGCGGAATACCAACTGCTAAAGATGACGTATCATGAAGCGTATCCCTGAGAAGTTCATCGTGCAGATAGATAACTTCCACCTGGCGGAATTTATCTTCTACTGGAACTATTACGGACAGCCGTGCTCCCTACTTTTCCAGAAGCCTAATACGGAAGGATTGACCGCCATCAGGCTGGTAGTGGACAGTGACGAAGCGGCAAGCTTCCTGTACAGAGCAAAGGAGAAGACGGGGTGCAGGCTGTATCAGGTGGATTAATTAACGTGCAAAAATGAATATTATGGAATATGGATATGAAAAAAGAGATCACCGTGGTAACTTGGTTTATCCCATGCACCCGGTGCAAGAGGAAGATGCTGATAATGTAATAGCAGCTTTCATCGTTGGTAATGGCTATGTACCGGTATCTCCTGTAACTTATGAGTCAGAAGAAGAATGCCGCAAGGCTTGTGATGTACACAATGGCTACCACGGATGGACGAAAGGAGAAGTTGATGCTATCTTTTTTAAATCAATGACAGAGCAATACCCGGAAGAAACAAAAGAGTAAAACTATGCAGATATGAACACTATTGATTTTGAAGCATTTTTGAGGCAGGAAAATTTAGCGCAGAATACCATTACAGCGTATCTGTATGCCGTG